CGTGAGCAGGATCACCGCGGAATGGTGAAGGCCATCGGAGCCGCCAACTAAGGCATCCCCTCCGGGCGGGCAACCGCCCGGATCACCCTTAACATCCAAAAATCACAAGGAGAAACACCACAATGCTTGCCCGTTACGTTCAAAAGGGAGATTCCATCGACTATCGTCCCGAAACCGCCGTCGCCGCCGGTGACGTCATCGTCATCGCCGACCTGATCGGCATCGCCCGTCTCGACATCGAAGCCCACACTCTCGGCAGTCTGGCCGTGGTCGGCGTGTTCGACATCACCAAGGCCGAGGGGCAAATCCCGGCCGGGGCGACCGTCTATTGGGACGCCGGTGCGCAGAAAGCCACCCTCGTCAGCGGCTCCAACCACTACCTCGGCAAGGCGATTCTCGCCGCCGAAGCGGAGGCCGAGACGGTCCGCGTCCTGCTCAACGCGCCCTACAGCCTCGCCACCGAGTTCGTCGCCGGTGACCCCATCAGCGATCTGGTCGACAACAGCGGCGGCACTCCCTCCGAGACCATCGCCCCGATCCAGGAATGCGAATGCAAGGACGCGATCGCCTCCCTGATCCGCAAGACCAACGCGATCCTCGCCGCTCTCCGCGCGGTGGGCATCATCGCCGAGGAGTAATGGGGCTGCTGGAAGAAGCGGCGGCGTGGCTGAATGACCAAAGGGAAGAGTGTCTTTCCGTGCCGATAGAGTATCTGTCAAAGGGCGGAACTCCCGCCCAAATGACAGCGACCGTCGGCCGGACGCTCTTCCGGGCAGAAGACCAGTACGGCGTGACGATCCGGGTGGAAAGCCGGGATTTTCTCGTGAGCGTCGATCAGATGCCGCGGGAGCCGCAGCGAGGCGACCGGATCACCTACGCCGGACGTGTCTATGAAGTCCTCGCCCCGAATGGCGAACCCGTCTGGCGATGGTCCGGTTCGCAGCACGTCACACGCCGAATCCACACCAAAGAAATAGGAGGCGCAAATGGCTGAAGATGAAGTCCCCAACCTGCGGGATGTCTGGGAGCAGCTGAATCAGGCACGGCTGGACATCGCCGAACTGCGCGGCATGCTCTCCATGCATTTCAAGGACGGCGAACACCACCATCCTCCCTGCAAGGCGGCGGCCGACATGCAGAAGACCATGCTTTCCGCCGTTGGCGCGGCTCTGCTCGCGCTCATGGCGGCGGTCGGAAGCATCGTCGTCGAGTTCATGCGGAGGTGAGCCGTGTCAGCAGTAATCACCCTCGCAGAAGCGGTGGCGGAGACCCTTGCCGACTTTCATGCAGAAGTTCTCTTTTTTCCGGAGTACGAACTCCGGGATATCGAGGAAATGAAGGTCATCGTGGTTCCGCTCGCCGAAGAGTTCAAGCCCCTCAGCCGCACACAGCACGAGGAAATTTTGAAGGTTCAGGTCGGATTCCTCAAGCGCGGCTGTGAAGACGAACTGCCGGAGTTGCTCCGGACCGTTGAAGGTCTGGGACTCGGCTTCCTGAACAAACCTCTGGCCGGAGCCACGTGTGTCGGCGTGGCTTACAATCCCATCTATTCTCCTGAACATCTCCGGGAGCGCGGCCAGTTCACCTCGGTAATCGAGCTGTCCTTCAAGCAGTTCCGATGAAATGCCGAATTGAATTCGACGACCGCCGAATTCTCATCGCCGTCAGAAGCGGCAACAACATCGCCCTCCGCCGTGCCGGAGCGTATATCCGCAAAGCGGCACGAAACAGGGTCACCACCTCGGGAAAAGCATCCGCACCCGGCTCGCCGCCGAACACCCGGCAGGGACTGCTCAAACAGTCTCTGCTCTTCGGCGTGGACAGCAGACGGGAATCGGTGGTGATCGGTCCGGCCGAGTCGATGATCGGCACGGCGATGGTGGCGCATGAGTACGGCGGGAGATTCCGCAAACGCCGCTATCCCAAGCGTCCGCTGATGGGGCCGACGCTTCAGAAAACGGCAACCAAACTTCCCGACCTCTGGGAAAAATCTGTCAAATAACAAGGAGAAAACACAATGGCTATTGTTCTTGGTCTGAACGCAAAACTGCTCCGCGGCACGGCCGGTTCCACCGCCGCCACCGAAGTCAAAAATGTGAAGGACCTCACTCTGAATCTGGAGAGCGGCGAAGCGGACGTCACCACCCGCGCCACGGGCGGCTGGCGGGCCTCCGCCGCAACGCTGAAGGAAGCCAGCCTCGAATTCGGCATCCTCTACGATACCGAAGACGCCGATTTCCAGGCGTTCCAGGAGGCATACTTCAGCAACACCCCGCTCTCGCTGTTCATCACGGATGGAGCAAACGGCGGTCTCGATGCCGATTGGTCGATCACGGCCTTCACGGTGGAACAGCCTCTGGAAGAAGCCGTCAGCGTGTCCATCACGGCGAAGCCGACCGCGTCCACCCGCGCTCCGGCGTGGAAGTAAGGGAGGCGTGACCGATGAAAAGTTTCACCGACAACACCGGGAGAACCTGGACCCTCGCCGTCACGGTGGGGACGATCAAGAGGGTTCGCGCCCTCTGTGACGTCGACTTGGCGAACATCATCACCATCGACTCCGGCACGACCCCGAAGGTCGATCTGCTGGAGCGGCTCGGCAGCGATCCCGTTCTGCTCGTGGATGTGCTTTACGCAGCAGTCAAGCCGGAAGCCGACGCCAAGGGCGTGACCGACGAGGAGTTCGGTCGGGCGATGTCCGGCGATGCAATCGAAATGGCGACCACGGCTCTGCTGGACGAGGTGATCGATTTTTTCCCCGAGACGAAGCGCAAGGTCTTCAGGAAAATCCTGGACGCGACCCGGCGCTTCGAATCCAGGGGAAAGGCGGCGCTGCAGGCGCTTCTGGACGATCCGGCCCTCGACGGCAAAATCGACGACGCCCTCGCTCAGTTGATGACCTCGTCCTCGAACTCGCAGGGATCGCCGGAGTAAATCCCGACCCGTTCACGCTCCGCGAGCTGGTGAAGCTCGCGGATGCGAGGGGCCGTTTTGAGTGGGAGCAGACTTCCGCTCAGATGGCCCTCATCGTGAATCTCCTGCGTGACCCGAAGAAATCCCAGCCTGTCAAGGCGGAGGATTTCAACCCTTACCGTGTGCGTTCCAGGGACAACTTCATCCCGAACGTCCCGGTGTCCGTTCTGAAAGACATCTTCGTAAAGAAATAAGGAGGCTCAATGTCCCTATCCGGCTCTATCCGCGCCGGAGCAGCTTATGTCGAGGTAACCGCCCAGACGAGCAAGCTCCAGCGGGGGCTTGCCAATGCGCAGGCTCAACTTCAGCAATTCGGGCGGTCCTGCACCGCCATCGGGAAGGACATGCTGATGCTCTCCGGAGCATTCGCGGTCCCGATGGCGATGGCTGTAAAGGGTTTCGCCGAGTTCGACGACCAGATGCGGCTCGTCAAAGCCGTAACCAAATCGACCAAACAGGAATTTGAATCCCTGACGCAGGTCGCGGCCAAGCTCGGCCGGGAGACCTCCTTCACGGCGAAACAGGTCGCTGACGGCATGGTCAGCCTCGGACGGATGGGCTTCTCGCCAAAGGAAATCGAACAGGCGATCCAGCCGACCCTCGACCTGGCACGGGCTACCGGAACCGATCTGGGGGAAGCGGCGAACATCGCCGCGAATTCGATGAGGATCTTCGGGATCGAGGCGAGCAAGATGTCCGATGTCGCCGACATCCTTACCGCGACCGCCAACGGAAGCGCCCAAACGCTCACCGACCTTTTCGAAGCTCTCAAAATGGCGGGACCGCAGGCGAAGGCGGCGGGGGAGAACATCACCGATACATCGGCGGCCATCGGTGTGCTGGCGAACCTCGGCATCAAGGGTTCCCTGGCGGGAACGGCTCTCCGGAAAAGTTTCTCGCAGTTCGCCAAAACCAAGGTGCAGGACAAGCTCAAAGCGGTCGGGATATCGACCGTGGACGCCAACGGGAACCTCCGCAAAATGGCGGAGATCATCGCGGACATCGGGCGGGTCATGGCGACCATGCCGTCCGCCGAGAAGCTCGCCTTCGCCGAGGACATCTTCGACATCCGCGGGTCGCTGGCCGGTCTCTCCCTTGGCGGCAACGTCAAGGAACTGGACGCCTTCATCGAGCGGCTCTACGACGTCAAAGGAACGGCGCGGAGCACGGCGCAGGAGATGGATGATGGTCTGGGCGGGTCTTTCCGGAAACTGCTGTCGGCGGTCGAAGGCGCAATGAACGCGATTGGAAAAGCATTGGAAGGCACGCTGAAGCCCTTCATCGACAAGATTACGGCGACCACTCTCGCCGTCATCAAGTGGATCGAGGCAAACTCCGGGCTTGTCACCGCCTTTGCCGCGACCATCGCGGGAACGGCGGCTCTGGGGGCTGCTTTGATCGTCATCGGTGTCGCCGCCAAAGGCGCGGCCGCCGGGTTCGCGGTCATTCAGACGGCGATAAAGGGATTCACCTTCATTCAGGGCGTGTGCATCGCCCAGGGAGTGGCGCTCAAAAACAGCATCTCGTTGATTGGGGCGGCATTTGTGAACTTCCGGAATGTCGCAATTCCGGCGATGGTCGGGACGGAGCAGTTGTGCGCCGCCTTCGGGCTTGCTTCCACGGCGGCCAACAGGACGGCGGCGAGCATTGTTCTGATGAGCAACGCCGAAGCCGCCGCGACCGCAAAGTCGATTCTTGCAGCGAAATGGACGGCAATGACCGGCGCACTGAAAGCCTTCCGGACTTCCGCAATCGCAGCGACCATCGCCACGAAAGCACAGGCTGCCGCGGAAGCGGCGATGGCGGCGAAGGGTGCTATCGTTGCTGGCTGGGTGGCGATGACCAATGCCCTCAAGGGAATGACCCTTGCAACGGCGGCGGCCACGGTTTCCACCTACGCGCACACCGCGGCGGAAGCGATCTGCACAGCCGGGACGATTGCCCTCAACAAGGCCAGGGAAATTGCCATTGCAACGACCGCTCTTTTCACGGCGGCGAACATCAAGGCGGCGCTCTCCATCTCGGCGGTTGCTGTCGGGAATTTCCTCCTTGCTGCTGCCGCGAAGGTGGCGGCTGTGGCGATGATGGCGCTGTCTGCGGTGATGACGCTCATCGCGGCGCACCCGGTCGCGGCGGCACTGATTGCGCTGGGGATTATCCTGGCGGGAGTGTGCATTTATCTCTACCGGGCGGCGAATTATACAGCCAAACTCTCCGACGAGGCCGGGAAACTCCGGGAGAAGAACGATGAACTCCGCAAGACTGACCAGCTCCGGATGGAGAGACTGAAGCAGCTTTCGGAAAAACAGCGCCTGACTAACGCGGAAATGGCGGAAGCCCGGCAGCTGGCCAAGGAACTGAAGTCCCGATACGGCGATCTCGGTATTTCGATCTCCAACAACACCGTCCGGATCAGAGAACTGGACAGCGCGGCGAAACGCCTCGGAGCGGTGCAGCTCCGGGTCAAAAACGCCGAGGACATGGAGAAGCTGAAACGGCTGAAGGAACTGTCGCTCAAGGTGAGACTCACCGTTCCGGAACAGAACGAGGCGGCGGGACTGATCGAAGACCTGTCCGGCAGATACGGCGATCTCGGGATGGAAGTCGACCGGGCGAAAAAGAAAATCATCCTGCTCTCGGCCGCCGCCCAGCGGCTTCAGGGCATCCGGATGGTCACCAAGGTGGAAGAGCCGGACCTCGCCAAATTCGATAAGCTGAAAAGTCTGTCGCTGGAGGCGAAACTCACTGTCGAACAGCAGGGAGACGCGGAGACTCTCATTGCCGAACTCAGCCAAAGATACGGCGATCTCGGCATCACGGTCAACCGGACCACCGACCAGATAGAACGTCTGAACACGGTGGCGGGTTCGATTTCCGACCTGACCTTCAAAGTCCGGGGAACGGAGGACATCGAGAAACTCCAACGGCTGAAACAGCTGTCGCTGGAGGCCGATCTGCCTGTCGAAGGACAGCAGGAAGCCGCCCGGCTGCTGGAGGAACTGACCCGGAAATACGGGGATCTCGATTTTGCGGTCGAAACCACCGGCGCGAGGGTCGCCGCTGTAAACGACGCCCTTGCACACATGAACCGGGTTCGGGTGGCGGTTGACGACAGCGATCTGGAGAAATTCAACCGGCTGAAGGCTCTGACGCAGGTCGTGAGGCTGGATGTCCAGGGTCAGGCAGAGGCGGAGACGCTGATCGCAGATCTGTCAAAGCGTTACGGAGACCTTGGAATCGCCGTGGACAGGGCCGCGGGCAAAATCGTGCGGATGAACACGGTCGCCGGAAATCTCCAGTCTGTCGAACTGACCATCACGGACAAAATCGACCTGGCGAAGATCCGCGACCTGCAGGGAATGTCTCTGCAGGCGGAACTGACGGTCTCCGGAATGGACAGCGCGGAACAGATGATTGCCGAACTGGAACGGAAATACGGCTCTCTCGGCGTGACGGTAGACCGCACGGCAGGGAAGATCACCGTGCTGAATGACGCCGCCAGCCGAATCCGGAACATCGAACTCGGAGTGACGGACGGCGGAGACCTGGAAAAGCTCACCCGGCTGCGGACTCTCTCCCTGCAGGCGGAACTGGATGTGAAGGGACAGGCGGAGGCGGAGACGCTGATTGCCGATCTGAGCAAGAGATACGGCGATCTGGGGCTTGCGGTCGACAAGACGGCCGGAAAGGTCGTGCGGCTGAGCACCGTTGTCGGCAGTCTTCAGGAAGCCCGGTTCCGGATTCGGACCGACGCGGATCTGAAACAGCTGGACCGGCTGAGGGAACTGTCTCTGGAAACGACCCTTTCCGTTGAAGGACGGGAAGAAGCGGCGCGGATCATCGCGGAACTGACCGAAAAATACGGGCAGCTCGGTGTGGAACTGGACCGGACCACCGGGAAAATCCGGACGGTGAATACCGCAGTCGCCAGGATCGGGGACATCCAATTCCGCGTCAACGCCGATGACCTGAAAAAGTTCGACCGTTTGAAAGCGCTGACACAGGTCGTGAGACTGGATGTCCAGGGACAGTCGGAAGCCGAATCTCTGATCTCCGAGCTGTCGAAACGCTACGGCGATCTGGGGCTGGCAGTGGACAAGGCATCCGGAAAAATCGTCCGGATGAACACGGCTGCTGGCAATCTCCGGGCCGTCGAGCTGACCATCACCGA